AGGTTAAATTTTATGATTTATATCCTTACAGCTTGACAACTCTACTTTTTGATGCTACAGATAATAATCCAACACCATTTACAGCAGAAGCTAAATTTAAGTACACTTACTATGAAATAACTGACACAAGAGGAAACAAACTTTATGACTACAAATCTAATTGAAAAAATTCAAAAGATGTGGAAAGAAGATTCAAGAATAAATCCAGATGATTTACATAATGAATCTTTAAAAGTTCCAGAATTGCATTCAAAATATTATGAAATGTTTACAAATATAATGCTATTAAAAAAATCAGCAGAAGAAGAAAAAAATATAACCAAACATAAACGTTATGAGTTTTATACAGGAAAAGCCAATCCTGAAGAATATGAGGATGTTTGTCAGAAAAAAATTCGAGATAAAAGTCATCTTGATTTATGTTTGAATGCTGATGAAGCAATTACAAAATTAAATCTAAAAATTGAATACTACAATACTGTATTGGATTATCTATCTGATATTATAAAAATGATTCATTCTCGAACTTATCAGATTAAAAATTCAATTGATGCTCAAAAGATTATAATGGGATTTTGATCATTTATAAATATTTAATAATTAATTTAAAAATATCATGAATTCTAAAGATTTTTATTATTTAACCGAGGCTTATCAAGAAATTTATTCTGAAGAGAAAAAGCCATTTCCATTTAAAAAAGTGAATAAACAAATGATAAAAGCTAGAATTTCTGGAGATAATATTCGTCATATGCAAATGAATACTGCAAAGAATAGAGCCATAAAACAAGGAGAAGAGGAACCGTCTCCAGAACAAATGGCTATTAATAAAAGAGTTAGACTAATTAGAGGTTTAAATAAAGAAGAGTTTGATGCTTTATCTAATTATCTTATTTCAGAAAGTTTTTGCGAGACTTTTGAGAACGCAGAAAATATTATTAACAGCATGAGTTCTGATTGGATTTTTGATATTTTAGAATCTAAATATGGAACAAAGGAAGGGCGTCATAAATTAGCCTTAAGAATTCATAGAGGAGAAAATGTCGGAAAAGAGGGTCCTGGAACTGGGTTTAAGCTGTAGAAAAAAGTGCTAAAAAATACGGAGCAAAAGATGCCAAAAAAGTGGCAGCCGCAGCAATGTGGAAAAATCTTGGAAAATGAGCCGAAAGGCTCTTTTTTTTGTCAATAAATAACTAAAGAATTCATTAAATCATGACTGATGTAATTATTGAAAAAATGAACGAAGTTTATATTCGTTTAAAAGCCGAACCTCATATCATATATGAATTAGCTCCACATTTTGAATTCGAAGTTAGTGGAGCAAAATATATGCCAGAAACCAGAATGAAATTCTGGGACGGGAAGATTCGTCTTTTATCAACTCACACTGGTCAAGTATATGCCGGATTAATCGATAGAGTTATATCTAAAATAAAAACTCTAGGATATACATATGAATTCAAATCTAACAAATACTATGGACTTCCTTTTGAAGTTAATCAGGAAGTAACAAGAGAAGGTGTTGAAGGTTACATGAATAGCATATGCACAAAGTTTAAGGCATATGATCATCAAATCAATTCTGTTTATGAATGTTTAAGATACAATCGTAAGACAATCATATCTGCAACTTCATCTGGTAAAACAAATATCATCTATTCTTTGATGAGATATTACTTAGCAAAGAACATGAAGATTCTTATTATCTTTCCAAGAACATCTTTGATTCGTCAGACTTATAAGGATTGGATTGATTATGGTTGGAATCCTGAAGAAGATTGTCATATGATTTATAGTGGCAATGAAAAATCAAACGATAAATCTGTTATTTTGAGTACATGGCAAAGCATTTTCAGAATGCCTCCATCGTTCTTCGAACAGTTCGATTGTGTAATGGTTGATGAATGTCATGAGGCCAAATCATCATCAATTGTTGGAATAATGAAAAAGTGTCATCATGCCAAATATAGGTTTGGATTCACCGGAACTTTGTCTAATGGGGGAAAAGACTCAAAACCTCACGAATGGGTCATAGCGGGGCTGTTTGGCCCCTCATACAAGGCTATAGCGACCAAGGAGCTAATAGAGAAAGGAAGAGCATCTGAATTAGATATTCATTGTATCTTACTTAAGCACAAGCCACAGAGATTCTTTAAGTATGAGGATGAAGTTCAGTATTTAATTTCCAATGAATCTAGAAACAACTTTATTAGAAATCTAGCATTAAAAATAAAAGGAAATACTTTAATACTTTTTTCTCGTGTTGATACTCATGGTCGTGTGTTATATGATTTAATAAATAATAGTATAAATGATGATCGTAAATTATTCTTTATCTTTGGTGGAGTTGATGCTGAAGAGAGAGATCGAGTTAGGGAAATTGTTGAAAGAGAAAACAATGCAATCATTGTTGCTAGTTATGGAGTTTTTAGTACGGGTGTTTCCATTAATAACTTACATAATGTAATTTTTGCATTCCCAAGTAAATCTAAAATAAGAAATTTACAGAGTATAGGTAGAGTTTTAAGAAAAGGTAGTAATAAATTAAAAGCAAATGTTTATGACATTGCTGATGATTTAACTTACAACAATCATAAGAACTTTACATTGAATCATTTTATAGAAAGAATCAAGACTTATAATGAAGAAGAATTTGATTATGAAATTGTAAATGTAGATTTAAAACAGGAGTAATAGAATAGATGGAGGAAGAGTTTTTTGCAACTATAAAATTTAAGAATGGAGAAGAGATTTTTACAAAAGTATCTGCAGTAGAAGAGAACAATGTAACGCATTTATTACTGTTTAACCCAATTGTAATAATGCAGATTAAAACAAATAATGATATAAAGTATAAAGTTGAATCTTGGTTAAAAACATCATCTGAAGATATTATGTTAATAAAATTTGATGATGTTTTATTAATTAATGAATCTACTGATGAAGAAATGATTGATATTCATACTGAGTTTGTACATAGAAAAGCTAAAACTGTTTCTTATAAAAATAAAAAGAAATGTTGTTCTAAGTTATCTAGAGAAATGGGTTATGTCTCTAGCATTGATGAAGCCAAGGTTATATTAGAACGATTATATAATAATTACTAAAGAGTCTTTAATAGTTATAATCTATAATAAAAACAACCAGACTTTCAAAGCGACAAGGCTTATTGTACAGGTTTTAAGCACCCTTGTCAATAGGTACAAATACCTAGTCTTACACCCCTTTACAAAATTCAATTTATAGTGTATGATTATGTCAATTCGAACGATGAGTGGACAAAATGATTACAACAGAATCAATGAGACCTAGAAGAAGAAACACACATTACATCAATAACAGAGATTTCTATATAGCCTTGGTTGAATATGGAGTCGCCGTTAGGAATGCTGAAGAGCAAGGACTGCCGAGACCAACTGTTCCGAAGTATATTGGAGAATGTTTTTTAAAGATCGCAACGCACTTGGCATATAAGCCAAACTTTGTCAATTACTCTTATAGAGATGACATGATTAGCGATTCAGTTGAAAACTGTCTCAATTATATTTTGAATTTTAACACCGAAAAATATTCAAATCCTTTCGCATACTTCACTCAGATAGCCAAGTTCGCTTTCATACGAAGAATCACAAAAGAGAAAAAGCAGACAATTATTAAAAACAAAATCCTAGAAAGAGAAGGATTTGATGAGGTTATGATGATTGATGAAGGTTGTCTGACCAGCGATGATAGTGATTACAACACAATTAAAGATAACATTTCTTATAGGTATCAAAATAGATAATTATGAAAGTCGCTTTGATTACAGATACTCATTGGGGAGCCAGAAAATCCGCCAAGTATCTTCAAGATTATTTTGATTTATTTTACCAGAATGTTTTCTTCCCCACTCTAGAAAAAGAAAACATCAATACAATTATTCATCTAGGTGATGCATTTGATAATCGTAAGTCAATGGATTATCAAGGATTGAAATGGACCCAGGATAATGTTCTAGATTCTTTATCCAAGTATGATGTACATTTAATTGTTGGCAATCATGATGTTGCCTATAAAAACAC